CCTGCGGGCAGGCCGGTCATCGGCACCAGGATGCCCGACCGCTGCTCGACGGTGAGCGTGTAGATCCCGTTTTGCCAGAGCTGCGGATATTGCGCCGCGGGGCCGCCCGTGCCCCAGATGAGCGAGGTATCGAGGAACTTGCCCTGCGTGTACACCAGGCCGGTGACGGCGCCGCCGGCGCCGGTGTCGATGTCCTGGGCGAGGATGGCGCAGGCCGCGCCAGTGAGCGACAGATTGCCGGTGCGCGCGCCGCCGGCGGCCCAGCCGGATAGCACCTGGCCGCGCTTGAGCACGCCCAGAGAGGGCGCAATGGGGGCGCTCTGCGAAATCGTCTCGCTCGCGAAGAGCGGATCGTAGTTGAAGGTGTTGCTCCAGAACGAAGCGGTCGAAATGACGCCGGGACTGGCTGGTTGTACGGGAGAACCCATGGCTGTTATTTGCTCCTTTTTCTCGCCGGCGTTTAGTTCTTCGCCGGCGCGCTGCGGAATTGCGGATATTTGCGCGCGTCGGGAACGTGCGCCAGGATGCGGGCGACTTCCGCCGAAGGCGAATCGTCGGCGATGCCCTCGAGGCCGACCCCTATCTGCGGGTTCGGCACCTGCGCCATGCGCTGCTCGAGCGCGCCGGCGCCGGGCTTGGGGCCGGCGGGGCTCGCCTGGAGCAGCTTGCGCGCGGCTTCCGGGGTGTGATCGGTTTCGAGTGCCAGCATGCGAGCCAGATCTTCCCGGCCGCGCGCCTCCTCGCAAGTCAGAATGTCGGCGATGCGCTGCCGATCCGCGTTTGGCTGTACCAAGTCTCCACCTCCTCGTGGGATTGAACTGTCGTCGGGCTCCTGCTCGGTCCCGTCGCTTTCGTCCTCCTCCTCGCCGTCCTGTTCGCCGGGAGGGTCGGGACAATTCGCGTCGTCGTTGATGTCCTGGTTGTCTTCCTCGAGCTCGTTTTCGTCGAGCGCGGTTGCCGCGGCCGCCGAGGCCTCCACTTCCGGTTTTCCACCCTCAATCGAGGCCGAAAAAGGCGAAGCAACCGTCCTGGCTCCCTCGCCCAATAAGTCCTCAAGCGAGCCGATGGAATCCGCCATGCCGACGGCGATGGCGTCCCGCGCGCTCATGAGGCTGCCGCGTCCGAAATCGCGGGCGACCGTGGCCGAGGCCTGTCCGCGAAAACCGGCGACTTTGTCGATAAACAGCTGCGCCAGGCCGTCCACCATCTGCTGGAGCTGCCGGCGTCCCTGGTCGGTCGCGGGATCGGTGCGCTTGAGCGGCGACTGCGTCGAGACGATCTCGTAACGCTTCACGCCGCTGCGCTCGGCCGCGGCGCGGTCGTCGTACACCGTGGCGAGCACCCCGATGGATCCGAGCTGGCTGGTCTCGTCGGCCACGATCCGGTTGGCGGCCGAGGCGAGCCAGTAGGCGCCCGATCCGGCCAGGCTGTCGACATAGGCCGTAACCGGCTTTTGCTGCGCGCCGGCGCGGATCATATTGGCCATCTCGTTGACGCCGTCGACCTGGCCGCCCGGCGAATTGATGGCCAGGACGATGTTTTTGACGGCGGGATCGTCGAGCGCGGCGTGAAAATCGAGCGAGAGCTGCTCGATGGAAGTGCCGCCCAACAGCCAGGTGAAGATCGAGCGGTAGCGCAGCAGCGGCCCGCGCACGTTGAGCACCGCGGTCCCGTTGTGGTTCTCGACGTCGCCGTCGCCGTTTCCGACCGGAGCGCCCAGGCGCGCGGCCAGGCCTTCGAGATTTACATCCTGCGGCGGGTTGTCCATCAACGCAGAGAGCGCCTCGGGCGTGATCACCCAGGGTCGCTGATAGAGCGCCAGGCGAAGCGCCGCGAGCTGGGGCGCGAGATCGTCGTCGGCCGTTTGCGGATTTGGCATTTTAGGTCGGTTCCCTCACCGGCGCTTCTTCGGGCTGCGCCGGGAATCCGAGCGGTTTGGGCGGCGCGGGCTCTACCCACAGGCCGGCCGCCTGGAGACGCTTCTTCTCGATCCATCGCTGGTCGATGACGTCGTTGTAATCGAGGCCTTGCTCGGCGCACTCGGCCTCGAGGGTCGAAATGCCCGTGGCCATGCGCACCTGCGCGGCCTCGGCCTCCTTCACCGGGTCGATCCACCCGCGCCCCGGCCCGATCCACTTGGCGCGCGCATAGAAGGCCTTCATCCGGTCGAAGTCCGGCGCTTCGACCAGCCCCTTGGAGACCGCCTCCTCGAGCCAGAGCTCGTACACCGGCTGGGCCCAGTATTGAGTCAGGAAGGCGCGCCGGGTGACGAAGTAGCGCCAGGACTCAAGCAGCGCCGCGCGGGCCGACGAGTAATTCGTTTTGCTGAAGTCCTTCATCAGCTGCTCGTAGGGCAGCCCCATCGACACGCCGATCTGGCGCAGCACGTATTCGCTGAACGCGGAAAACTGCGGCGCGGGCCGGTCGGGCGCGAACGGCGTCATCTTGTCGCCCGGGAACAGCGGGATGAAGGTGCCGCCCTCGAGCTGGACGCGATATTCGTTTTTCGCGGCCAGATAGGCGTTGGGATCGCCGCCGACCATTTCGGACAGACTCGCGGGATCGAGCGGCGTCTCAATGACGCCGGCGACCAGGGCATTGACGATCGCGCTTTGCAGCTCCGCGCGCTGATAGGAATCGATCATGCGGAACTGCTCGATCACCGGCGCGAGGATCGGCTTGCCGCGCGTCTGGTCGACGCGGTCGGAAGGGTAGATATGAATCACCCGCCGGCGGCCCCAACTCGTCGCGGCGGGAATGCGCTCCCATTCGCCGGCGATGCCGCCGATGGCCGGGAAAAACATGGCCGGCCAGGTCGAGATCTTGCGGACGTGATAGGCGAGCGGCCGTCCGTAGTTGTCCATCTCGACGCCGCCGCGCAGGCACAGCGTCGGCGTCATGTTGCCGGGGTTGGACAAGCGGTCGGTGTCCACCAGCTGGAAGCAGGTGCGGAACGTGGAAAGCTCGGGACGGTCGAGCCACAGCGGAAGCGCGAGCGCCTCGCCGTTTTGAAGCAGCGAGCGAAAGGTGAGCTGCGTGAGGCCCGCGAACGCCAGCTTATTGGCCGCATCGCAGGCCGTGCTGTCGGCCCAGGCCTTCCACAGGCTCTCGACGTTCTGCCCCCAGCTTTCCGCCCAATCGGGATCCTTGCTGAGCGCACGGTAGTCGGGCCAGCAGCTCAGGCGCAGGCCTGCGCCGACCGTGTTGTCCGAAACGGACTGAAATGCGCCGGCGGCGACGCCGTTGTTGCGGTCGAGATCCCGCGATCGCGCGACCAGCGTGCCCACGTCGCTCAACAGCTCGGCGTCGGCGGCCGCGCGGATCGGCAGCCAGTTCGACAATTGCTTGCGGATCCAGCTCGCGCCCGTATACGGCGTGTCCCGGTAGCCGTACCGTCCGTATCCGTAGCCGGATCCGTACGTCCAGCCGCCGTCGGGGCCGCCTTGCGCCCGCACATCCGGCTGGCCGCGGCCGAACAGGCGCGCGAGCAGGCCCGGTTTGGACGGCCTCGGCTGCGGGTTGGGCGTCAAGGCCATAGGAAGAAGCTGAACGGCTTGCGGCCGCGCGTGTATCCGCTCGTCATCGAGCCCATCGGGTTGGACGGATCGGGCCAGACGTCGCCATTGGCGACTAGTCCGGAGAGGTAATCGATCATGCGCTGCATATCCGCCGAACTGGTGGGGTTGAATTGCACGCGGCCGAGCTGCGGCGTCTCGACGGCCGCGGGCAATTGACCCGTGAGTAGCAGAAACATCTGCTGCTGGGCCTGGGCGAGATACCACGAGGGCGGCTGCGCGGGCGGGCTGTATTGGGGAGAGACGCCGGGGGGATTCATGATCATTCCAAAAACGATTCGTTTGTGCGCAGGGGCCGGAAGGCCGGCGCGGGCGATTTCTGGGTCTTTGCGCCCCGGCTCGCGCCGGCGGAAAGCGCCCGCTCGATCTCGTCCCATTTCTCGGGCGGATACATATCGAGCCGCAAAGACGCGGCGGCCGCCATGGAATAAATTCTGCAATCAAGGGCTTCGTTCCGATCGCGGCGCTTTTCCCAGCGCGTCTGCCTGAGCCCGTTGGGCAGCGTGCGCGTCACCAGCTGCTCGGCGCAGAGCTGCTCGAAATATTCCTTTCCGTATTGCGGGAAATGACAGAATCCCGCCGGCCACGCCTCGCCCTTCGCCAGGTCCGGGACCGACGACTTGAGCCACCTGTAAAGCTGCTCTTTGCCGAGCGAAACGTTG